CCATGATGACCTCTTTCATTGTCAAAGGTCGAACTTCCTCCTTCTCGTTCATTTCTTTGGCAAATTTTAAGATGGGTTTCAACCAATCCTGACGTGCACGCTGCAAAAGAGCAGGCACAAACATCTCAGAGGGGTTGATAATGTGCTCGAGGGTCGCATTAAAAGCTTTCCAGTTCGGCTTTAGTCGCGGGGCACCCCAACAATTTTCAATCCTAAAGAGGTCTTCAGTGTCCTTTCGAAGAATCGACTCAACAACTTTGCTTTTTGCTTCTGCTCGCAAGCGAGTAGAACCTAAAACGTCAATTGCAGCATTTTCGTCCAATTCCCTAATAAATTTCGAATTAGGATGGACTTCAGAAGATTCGATAACACGCTTTCCGTACTGCGTGTCAGGAATCTTAGTCGCGGCGGCTATTCCTCGAATTCCTGGCAATGCCAAGAGTTTATCACGCAACTCTATGGCTTGCCCTTGTGTCACCGTCATCATGACGCCATACTTCTTTTTCGGATTACCTCCAATGTGAAAGCCAGCAACAACAGGTTGTTTGCCACCAGTCACGAGCATCGACATACAAGTACCATTCGATGCTTTCTCAGTAGTATAACATCCGCCTTTCATAGACAAATATTTATGTCCATAATCACCATGCTCAACTGTCATCTTTTCCTGATCCAGCTTGCAATCCTTGTCACGCATCATCATAGTGCATACAGATACACCAGTGATGGGTGAAAGCGGCAAAAACTTCTTCAAATTATTTGTGATGTCGGGACAACGCTCAACAAAACACTCTACCATGTCCAAACCTTTCAGGTACACGGCATTGTGGTCCAATTGAGCAATGAACTTAAACTTGCTGGTTTTCTTGTCTTCAGAGCGGAAAACCTCTCCTCGTACATATTCAACAGGTTTAGTGTTCATGTCGGAATTAGGGTAAAAAATGTGCAGTGGAAACCAAACATACCCTTTTTCTGGATAAATGATGTTACAACCAGTTTCTGAACCATCAGATCGTGTAAAATGACACCAACCCTGGTTCTTTTCCCCCGTCTTCAAAACGTGTTCGGGAATAGCTCCCTTCACTGAAGACTCAGACCTCCATCCAATCTGTTTCATCATATATCCAAACCATCCGGGTTGACTTTCAATTTGCTCTGGCGTTAACGCCGCAGGTTCAGTCTTAAGACGGTTATTATTCCACATTTTGATGAGCTTTACTCCCACAGACAAGGTCGCTACGAATAGGACCCCCTTAGGGAATGCTCCATCACGCACGTGCTTGGCATAATCAGGCAACGCATCACGTTTCTTTGCATATGCATCCTGAATTTGCTTCAATCGTACTTGGTGCCAGAAGAATCCAAGCACCGCAGTGGACCAAAGTGAAGCAACACCAGAGGCTCCAACAGCTTTATTGCGTTTAACAAGTCCATAACCGCACAAAGACATTCCAATCATCCCTGCAATCCGAAGAGGGCGACGAATGTCATAATAAGCTGCAGCACTCTGCCAAGCCAAAACCGAACGTTGGAAAGTTGAAGTCTGAAACAACCAGTCCGGTGTAATTGCGACAAGTAATGGCGTTCCTTTTTCATTCATTTCTTGCTGTATTTCCTTAGCAAGTTGATTAGTAGCCATTTTTCGAATTGGTGAAAATCCGACACACCAATTTATCATGTCAATAGGTCGAGTCCACGATTTAACGTAATTGTCAATCGCCTTTCTGGCGGCACTCACAGCAATTTCAGAAATCATATCCATTGCGTGAGGCTCAGTTGCCTTCTGGACTTCGTCCTTGACACATTCGCAATATTCTGGGAATTGCTTGCAGGTTTTGCAGAACTTCGCTGCAGCAGATTCCTTTGACTTTTTAATGAGTCCGTCCTGTTCATCC